AGGGCCGCAGGTTCGAATCCTTGCAAGTATATTTTATAATAGATAATTTTTGAGGTGATTATGGAATTAACTGATAATGCTTTAACTGTGTTAAAAAGTAGATATTTAAAGGACGGTGAAAATTGGGATGATTGTGTAAAAAGAATAATAAAAGAAATAAGTAGAAATGATTCGGATGAAAATTTTATTTCAAATACTAAGGATGTAATATATAATTTAGATTTTATTCCTGCTGGAAGAATATTAAGGAATATTGGTAAGATAAAGCCAGCAATGATGAATTGCAATTTAATTCCAATTGAAGATAATATTGAGTCAATAGGTGAAGCCATAAAGAGTTCTTTAATAATAGCCAGCTTCGGAGGTGGATGTGGTTATTTGTTCTCTGCGTTAAGGCCAAAAGGGGCAACATTATCTACTAAAGGAGGGGAGTCATCCGGAATGTGTTCTTTTATAAAAGCAATTGATATTACTGGACAAACTATAGAGTCCGGAGGGCAAAGAAGAAGCGCAAATATTGCTATATGCGATATTGGGCATCCTGAAATAGAAGAGTTTGTGTCTCTAAAATCTAAACAAGGTGAAATAAGTCAGTTTAATTTATCCGTTGGAGTAAATAACTTATTCCTTGAGGCCGTAGAAAGAGATAGTAATTGGGATTTAATATTTAATAACACAGTATACAAAACTATTTCTGCTCGTAAATTATGGTTAAAAATAATTAAATCTATGGTTGATACTGCTGAACCAGGAATCATCTATATGGATAACTTAAAAAAGAATAATACATATTATTTTCAGCCAATCATAGGAACGAATCCTTGTGGCGAACAGCCTCTCGGAAATTGGGGATCTTGTTGCCTTGGAGCAATTAATTTAAATAATTGTGTTAACGGGAAAAGAACAGATTGGATAAAACTTGAAAATTTAATTAATACTGGCGTAAGATTTCTTGACAATATTATAGATATTAATTATTACCCAATCCAAGAGCTTGAGGTTGTTGCGAAAGAAAGTAGGCGAATAGGATTAGGCATAATGGGACTTGCAGAATATTTCTTTAAAAAAGAAATAAGATATGGATCTCAAGAATGTTTAAATGAATTGGAAAAATTATTTAAATTCTTTTCTACAAGAGCCTATAATGCATCAATTGAATTAGCTAAAATCAAAAAGCCATTTCCTAAATTTGATAAAGTACAATATGGAAAAGCATCATTCATAAGAAAATTACCAGTATCACTTCGTATGAGAATTAAGGAATTTGGAATAAGAAATTCAAATATAATAACAGCGCAGCCAACAGGAACAACATCTTTAATCCCTAATGTGACCGGAGGGATAGAGCCATTATTCTCAAAGGCTTATTTAAGGAAAGATAGGATCAGTGAAAGAGTTTATATTCATCCTATTTATGAGAAGATGATAGAAAATAATGAAGAAATACCTGATTATTTTGTAGATTCGTTTGATCTAACTCCAGAAGAACATTTAAGCGTTCAGGCTACATTAACAAAATATAATGATTCGGCAATAAGCAAAACTATAAATCTTCCAAGCGATTATACGGCAGATAAACTTGACAAATTGTTGCTTGAATATATATATGATCTTAAGGGCGTCACTGTATATCGTGATGGATGTAGAGACGGTCAAGTATTAAATAGAATAACTCTTGAAGAAGCTAAAGAATATATAAAATCAAAAAAAACAGATAACAATTTACAAGAACAAGATGTATCTTGCGCATCTGGAAAATGCACTTTATGAAAGACAAAAATATGAGCGGATTATTTAACTTAAATAATGAAAGGTAAAAAATATGAAAAAGGTTATATTAGATAATAGCGATAATATATGTATTAATAATATTTCTGAAAATACTCCTATATTTGCGAAAGAAAATAATAAATTAATCGGAATGCTAGTGCTTGAATCGGATGGCTGGATATTAAAAATAGGTGGTAAATGTGGATCTCACGGACATAGTAAAAGCAGAAGTAAATGTTTGCAAATTGGCGTAGATAGGTATAATTATGAATATTTTATAGAAGATGATGATGAATAAAAATATGAGCGGATTGTATATAGGCATTGATAGCGGTACTACGCAAAGCGGATATATTGTACTTGAAAATGGATTGGGAAAAATAAAAATCAAAGAGTCTGGCATAGTTAGTAATGATGAAATATTTAGATTATTCGAGAAATACGCAATAGATAAAGCTGTAATATGTTTAGAGCAAATAAATCCAATGGGAATGAGAATAGGCAGAAGCACAATTGACACTATTTTTTGGATAGGCCGTTTCTTTGATCGAGCTAAAACATCAGGATGCGAACCTGTATTAATTGAGCGACAAATTGTAAAGAAAACATTGTGTCCTAAAATGCCAAAAGTAAATGATTCTAAAATACGGTCCGCTCTTATTAAAATTTACGGTGAACCAGGGATTAAAAAGAACCCAGGTTTTACTTACGGAATTAAAAGTCATATATGGCAAGCATTAGCATGTGTTACAACTTATTTTATCAAGGAAGGAATTAAGATAGAAATATGACAAAAGCATATGAAGATAATTTAAGGAAAAAGAGAGATGAAATATTAAAGAAATGCAAGAGATTTGCAAAACCAAATTGCAAATGGTGTCACGGCGATGGAGTTATAACGCAAGTTGTTGGGCAAAGGGAAAATATAAAACGTGATATATTAAAAACTTGTTTGTGCGTTACAAAGAATCTTTCTTTACTTGATGATATTAAAAAAGGAAAAATTAAGTATCCGGAAGATTGGGAATTAAAAGATAGAGTAATTAATGTAGCAAAGGAGAATGGTAAATGGAAACCGATAGACCAACTAACCCACTAAAAATACAAATTGGTGGAGACCATTATAAGAAATTTAAGATTCAGCCAGGTATTTTTTCAGAAGAAAATAAGTTAAGTTTTTTTCAAGGAGATATAGTAAAGAGAATATGTCGCTATAATGTTGAAGGTGGGAAAGGAAGGCTGGATCTCGAAAAAGCCAAACATGAAATTGATTTATTGATTAAAATTCATTATGATAATGTTCTTGAAGAAATTGAGAAACTTTGTCCTGGAATTAATCCAGACCCGCCTTATGAAAACGATAATAAAATAGACACATCTGGAATGTATAAAATAATATATGATGATAATAGTAGCGTAAGCGAAGATGAAGAAAAAGTATATAAATATATTAGGTCTTAATTTTTGCGCAACATCTCTTGAAGAAGCTTTTGATTCTCTTTAAGACAATCTCTAATGTCTTTAAGATAATAGTTTGCTTCTATTGTTTTCTCGTTATTACTATCAATTTTCTTCGTGACATCGCGCAGTGTATCTTTCATAGATTCATTTGTTTTATTGATGATAATAACATTTGTTATAACAAGAAATACCGATCCGGTAATTATGGCCATCGCTATTTGTGTTAAGGTAGGAATCATTTTATTTTACTTTATTAAGGTTAAGTATAATAAGGGGAACTCTAATTAAAGATTTCCCCTCTTTTCTTTAATAACGAACTATGCAGTTACAGTAGGAACAGATTCGATTATAGTAATTTCAGCAACTCCAGTACTTCCACCAGACCCAGCTCCAAAAGTAGCAAGTATTTCTTCGGCTCCACTTTCATAATTAGCAATTTCAATAACATAAGTTCCGAGAGTAGTTAGGTCAACTTCAGTTTGATCAACATATTTATCAATAGTACCACTTATTCCGATATCAATAGTAGGTCCAGTAGCATCAAATGCAGTTGTAACTTTTATTACAACTTTATCAATAAAGCGACCACTTTTAGAAGTAGAGAGAGATTGAGAAGCACTATCATCGTAATTAAGAATAAGAATAGAAACTTGGGGAGCATCCATATCAACCCAAGAAAGATTGCCACTTCCATCATTGGTTAATTGTCCGAGTGAATTAGCATTTGGAAATACATTATTTATATCTCCTGCTCCACCAGTTGCCATTGTAAACGTAGTTTTCCGCGCTGCTCCATCATATAATTCAATATTCGTGTGATTTGCAGTAGTAACAACAATTTTACCATCAGAATCAGCATTATCAGTAATAGTTACAGTATCAGTAGAGCTTCCAACAATTTTAGGACCAGTAAAATTTAATTGAAGAGTATTTCCTATAAGACCAATAATATTTTTCCATACACCCATTTAAAACACCTCCTTTCTATCTAAGTATCAAGGAATCTAACCGTTGCAGTTAAAGACCCTTCTGTGGCCCCATCACCGTCTACATATGCCTTGATTACTTCATCTCCAGTTAAAATTATTGTATCTTTTATTATATAAGTTCCAATCATTTGTAAATTACATTGACTTATAGTTAAATATTTTTCGTGATTAGCATCTATACCTATACTTGTAGTTGGGAAAATTGTAAAGCCTGGCTTCAAAAATAAAGAATTTACTTTTACTTCAAATTCAGTTAATGTATCTCTAGTTAAACAACTTCTAATGGTTAATTCAGAATCTTCATAATTACCACTAACAGATTCTTCTTGAGGAACTGTATCAGGTATTAATTTATTTGGTCTTGTTCCAGACATTTTTATAACCTATTCAGTATCTAAGAATTGTATAACTCCAGTAATTTCGCCTATGGTTGATCCATCTGGAGATATATATAATTTTATAATTTCATCTTCTGTTAATACAACTTCTTGTTCAATAACATAAGTCCCAATAGCTTTTAACCAACTTTGCGATTCTGTCATATATTTTTCATGATTAGAATCTATACCAATGCTTGCCGATGGGTTTGTTCCGTCAAATGCTATATCTATATCAATCTCAAATTCTAATAATGTATCACCAGTTTTAGCATTTTTTATTATTAATTCTGTATCAGTATAATCCCCATGAACAGATAATTTAGTTTGTTGTACTGTATTAGGAACTAATTTATTATTTCTTATCCAAGACATAATTAACCTCTAATAACATATAATTTGTATATCGCCTTCTGTTGGGATATCTGATACATATTTTATTGTTATTTCACCGTTATATCTTAATCCATCCATCCATAAATCTTTCCCAGCTTTCAATGTAAGCTCTGCATTACCTATTGTTATACGGACATCTTCATCCAAACTATTTACAACAATGAGATGAGTGTAAATATAAGTTGGATATTGTATTGTTAAGTCAATGAAAGTATCATAAGTATCTGTAATATCACCAAAAGCTAAAATTTCTTCATTGATTATATTGGGATTCATTTGACTCCCAGGATCTTTTAATGACATTTTGTCTCCTTTATGTTCCATTCAAATAAATGCGGAAACAGACGATGGGGAATCTGCTTTTGGAGTTACCCTATCCGCATTAAAAATTACATCCAAAAAATATAGTGTTATTAATAGTTTCAGAAGTTGGTACATATTCTAATAATAACCCATGCGGACCTGTTCCAGCATATAATTTATTGTTATATACTATTAAATCATAAATATAAGTTTCACTACTATATTGTGACGCTTGTAAAATCCAACTATCAGTTCCATTATATTTAAATAAACTTCCGTTTGATAACGTTCCGCCATATATTTCATTATTAAAAACTACAGAGGCAAGCATATGCGCTCCAGCAGAAGATGCTTTTTGAATCCAACTATCAGATCCATTCCATTGAACAAGATATCCATTATCTCCAGTTACTCCATATAAATTACTATCAACAACTAAATCTCGTATTATAATTTCTGTACTAAATTTGCTTGCTTTTAATGCCCATGCATCTGAATCATTCCATTCAAGCAATAATCCATTATCTCCAGTTCCACAATATAATTTACTATTAAATTCTATTAAAGAATAAGCAGTTGCCTCACTACTATATTTCCCAGCCTTTTGCACCCAGCTATCTGAATCATTCCACTCTAGTAATTTACCACCATTATATGTGCATCCGTACAGTGTACTATTGTAAACTTCTAAGTCATATATTCTACTTTCAGTTCCAAATGTGTTAGCTTTTTGTATCCATGCATCTGAATCATTCCATTCTAGTAATTTACCTCCAGGAAGAGTCCCACCATATAATTTACTATTATAAACAATAGCAGATATAACATAAGTTTCACTGCCATATTGTGATGCTTTTTGTACCCAAGCATTAGAATCGTTCCATTCCAGTAACTTGCCAGTTGGCGAAGATACACCATACAATTTACCGTTATAAATAACTAGTCTATTAATTTGAGTTTCGCTTCCGTATTGACTAGCCGCTTGAATCCAATATCCCATTTTTTATATCCTTATCTAAACTTGCCAAGGACTACCCTGACTCCAATAATTAGTTCCGTCAAAATAAAAAGCAGCTATAATAGATTTTGAATTTCCACCATCCGCCCATGTTGGTTCATCACCCAACCAGATAACTGCTGCTGGCCAAGTGGCATCCCATCCAGCGGTAGTATCTTGTATTAATCTTAAAATTAAATTACAAGCACCAGAAGGAGCCGTAAAAGTAAATGTGCAATCTGCTGTTAATGTAATTTTTTGCTTATTACCCAATTTCCAATTAACAGTTTTTGCAGATCCAGAACTACCATTATCATATTCTGCATCAAAATATAAAGTTTCGTTAATTTTAACACAATCATCCGCATCAACAGTAACTTCACCAGAATCTAATTGTGTATCTGTGTTTTGTGAATGTGATGCTGATACAGTAGCTTCTATTGTAGCTCCGGCAGATGTTATGTCAGAATGAGCATTAACACTTATGCTCCCAAGTGCAGAAGCAACATTTGTTGCATCGGTTACATCAGCTCCGTCTTCTACATTTAATAATGTTTGTGCTTCAGATACAGTAAGGGCATCTATATCACCGGAAGTTATACGACCAACTAAAGTTTGTTCTGGAATAGTTAGCGGTAATGGAGTATCATCTGATGTTGCTGCTAAAATAGTATTAGCATTATAATCAGTCTCCATAACTGCTCCAGATGAATCTACATTAGAACTGTCGGTAACATCTGCATTTTCTTCTATTCCATCAACTTTAGATTGTAAAGCAGATCCAGCTAATCCTGCTGGAGTTATAACTCTTGATTCATCGGTTCCAGTATCTATTTCAGCTATTGTAGCTAATTCAACTATACCTTCTATTGAATCAGTTGCAGATACTTCATCACCAGTATTAGTGCCACTTTGATTTCCGAGTAATGTTTTTTCAGCATCAGTAAAAGCATTTGTATCTGAATTCGATTCATATAAAGTTTTAATACTTGGAGCATCAAGATTTGTCTGTGTTATAGCCCAATGACTTAATTGTGTTGGATCATCTTGTAAAGCTCTTAATACATCGCCAACTTCTACAGCTTGGGTAAAAAAATCTCCAGCAACGGAAGTGGTATAAACATCTCCTTTTAAGATTCCGGATGGAGATACATCAAGATCAGGTGTATTAGTAGAAGCATCATAATTTCCTTTATCTTCAAATAATCCGATCACATTATCATCTACATATTTTTTGACAGATTGTTGGGTTGGAACTTTAGTATCAAGATCAGATACCATATCATCTTCATCTATAACCCAACTATTTGAAGAAACATCTGTATCAATATTCATTGTTGCACCAGCAGCATCTACGTTTGTTGAATCAGTAACATCGGCTCCATCCTCAACATTTATTAATGTTCTAATTTCAGTTGGCGTCAATGCGTCTATAACTCCAGAAGTTATTCTTCCGATAAGAGTTTGCTCCGGAACTGCAAGTGCAACAGGAGTATTGTCTGAATCTGCCGACAAAATAGTATTAGCATCAAAAGTAGTTTTAGTTACGCAATCTTGAGCATTAGAATATTCTGAAGATGTTAAATGGTAATATTCTCCGGCAGTTCCGCCTTGCAAATCTCCTAAATCATTATGATTATATACTGATCCTGCTGCAAATCTTTGAGTCCAAGCAGATACTATTGATTCAAATGAACTAGATGATTTTTGAATTATAATTTTTGCACATAATAAACAAAAATTTGTTACTAAACTTGGTAAAGCTGATGGACTAGTTGCTTCTTCAGCTCCTGCCAGTGTATAATCACCTTGACCATAAACATGATGAACGTGACCATCATGATCTACATATATCCAATGAACTCCATATCTATTTACGGTTAATGCAACTAGGCCAGAGGCAACATTATTATATTGAGTATTATCTATTTGAAATCCGCCTTCTACACTAACCCAAGAAGCTCCATTGTAATACCATGAAGTAAAAACATTAGAATGAACATGACCAGTATCATCTCCAGTATTTAAAGATGTTTCTACTATCACAATAGTTGTATTTGTTTCATCCCAACTCGATGAATATATTGTATATACTCCATCATTACCATTGCTAGAACTATGTATTCTAATTTTTTTGCTAAATAAAAATTTATCAGTTACATCACCTTCACCACTATCTAAAACTATTGTATTATTTGCCGATATTGTTCCACCAGATCCTCCGCCTGTTATAGTATAATATGATCCTGTATCAAAACTGTTTATCGTAAAATCATTAATAGCTTGATATAATGTTCCGGATGTTATATTTATTCCTCTATCTATCAATTCAGATTCGGAAGGTTCTAAGCCAGTGGCTCTTTGCATTCCCCAAACCTGGGACATGCTTTGAAGTAATTTATCTTTAAAATCAGCAAAATTTTGTCCACCATTCAGGATATGTAAATAATTAGTACCTGATTCCTTGTAAACCTTACCTAATACTATTTCTGTAGTATGATTTGGTGGAGTTGTCTTATGTCCAAAAATTGGTGTGCCAGAATTATAATCTATATATATATAATTTATACCAGTGTCTAATGACATCCCAGTTGTACCAGAAATTTCAAATGCTTTTATTGAGGCAATTGGAGAATCTGAAATTTTTATATATCCTATAACAGTAGAGATATCAATTGTTCCATTGAGAGCTGAATTTTCAGTAATATGATCTGTTCCATTTATATACATTGAGGATTGTGTATTGTTAATTAACTCTTGAATATTGGTATATGTCGGAGAACCTATTTTATCTATTTCAACATCTGAACCTTGTATATCGAGAATTTCTTTAACTTGCGTTCCGGTAAGATCATCTATATTCCCAGACGTTATCCTCCCCAATATTCTTTGCTCTGCAACCTCTACTGCGATCGGAGTATTGTCAGCGTTGGCAGCTAATATTGTGTTAGCATCAAAATAATCTGTATTGAGAACTTTATTTTGTAAGTAATTACTAAAAGTAACTCCGCCAGTAACACTATCACCATGTCCTGAACCTTGATCGCCTGGACCATCATCTGCATTCCAATAATTATACTGAGCATCTATTGTCGCTGCCGGAGAAGCTGCATATAGAGTATGAACTCCGTATCCATTATTTATAAATTCACAATTTTGAACAACAATATTATCGCTCATTACAGCATCAGATTTTGCATATCCCCTAATTGCTGCATGTTTATTTCGTATAAATTTACAATCTTCAATTAATACATCTGAAACATAGGAATCTACACCGGATGCTTTCATTATTAACCCAGTTCCAGAATGGCTGTCATCAAAAGTTGCTTGTCCTGTTCCATTACGATCAAATGTACATCCTATAATATAAATACTTTCTACTGACGTACTTGCGTGGGCTGAAAATTTAATTCCACATGCTTCGCTTTCAGATCCATATCCATTCCTGGCTATAACAGTATTTTCGATTGTAACATTATTGCAATTATCATATAAATAAATTCCAAGATTTGAAGAATTTATAACTGAAGAATCTTTTAGTAAGAAATCTTGTACGTATCCAGTGCTAAAATACATTCCTACACTTCCGCATGTATCAAATAATGTATTATATATTTTACACTCTTTCCATGTTCCACCACATTTTAAATGTGATGATGTATTATTGTAAAATTTACATTTTTCAAAAATCCAATCAGTAAATGTTGAAGCATCACAAAATATTCCATGATAATTAAAATTAGAAAATTCAACATCAATAAATGTCGCATGTTCTATTGTTGTAGCAGATCCCTTAATACCGCATCCAACGGTTCCCTTACCGTCGATTGTCATATTAATAAAAGATAATCTTTTTTGTTGAGTTTCGCCAGATGAATCAACAGTTAATTGAAAAATCGGATCTGTGCTACTGTAATGTGAGCTTGTTATTGTTGTCCCTTCTAAGCCAGTCCCGTGTCCAATAAAAGTCAATCTTTTACTGAGAGTAATTATATTATCACCAATATCAGTTTCGCCTTTATTTAATAATATAATGTCTCCATCTGAAGCAGCATTTATTGTTGTTTGAAGATTATCACTATAGTCTGATTGTTTAAAAATATTTCCAACACCTAATTCATTAATGAATTCTTTACTTGCAGCATCGGAAAGAGATTCCGCTAGAGCCAATCCTGTTACTTTATTTACATCTAAAGTAGCTGTACTTCCTGCGGAATCACGTAGTTGTAATGTTGCACTATCTGATTTTATTAATTTAGGGCCAGACAAATTTATTTGTAATGTGTCACTTAAAATGCCCTTTATGTTCTTCCATATACTCATATTTTGGCCCTCTTAATTATTGTTAAGTTGAAGTTGTTACTATTCCTAAACTACATACATGTTGAACTGAATCTATTGTATCTAGATTTCTTATCTCAATATTTGTTCCATTTATATAAAAGAGTTCTGGTAAATGATTTACCGCTAAGAAACCAACTGGAGATCCAGTAAAATTATTTGTATATATTATCAATGTTTCATTATTTGTAGAAACAAATTCAAATTCACCTACTCTTCCTGCATCTTTTGTTAATGATCTTGGCCCATCAGTCCAAGCTTGGAATCTATTTTGTGATCTTAATTCACATCCAGTTATAATTCCGCCTGCTTCGTTATATGTAAAAATAAGATATAAACCTCTGATTGTTCTTCCTGATGTTCCATCTCCCAATATAGCATTACCAGATTCAGATACAGCAGCATCTATTTCTGTTGACGTAGATGTTAAAACAACATCTTCATTTATTTTAGGAGAAGTTAAAGTTTTATTAGTTAATGTTTGAGTATCGTCTATTGTAACAATATCTCCAGAAGCAGTTCCACCTACAATATTATCAGTTAATTGATTTAAATCATCCGCAGAAGCAGTGACAAGAGTGCCTTCTAATTTTAATCCATTTGTTCCGTCATGTCCAGCTACATCTAAATCTTTACCGTCCGTTACGGTGACAGTTGATGTTGTGGCACTTAATGTTTCTTCAAAATTAGTTGTTGCATTTAAGTCTTCAGCAGATGCGTCTATAGCAGCTAATTTTGTAAAATCTGCTTGAACTAATCCAGAAACTCCATCAAGTAAATTTAATTCGGTGGATGTAGATGTTAATATTACGTCTTCATTAATCTTGGGAGAATTTAATGTCTTTTGGGTTAATGTCTGTTCATCGTCTTCACCAACTATATCGCTTGACAGTCCATGTGCTGTTGATGCTTCGATATGAGTATCTATTTCAGAATGTGTATTTGTGCCTTTATTAAGTATTTTTGTGTGGTCTACTTCATTTGAAGTAAGGCTATCTGTTTTAACCTTTTTATAATCTGAACTATCCGGAATTTGATTCAGTTCTAATTCATCGATATACTCTAACCACTGCGATATACGCCATTGTACCCAATTAAAAATCAATGGATCAGCATTTGTTCCAGATATATAGCCAGCATCTTGTTCGCTTTGGTTTTGAGATGTGAGTTTAGCCCCGTCATCTGTACTTATCCAATTAAGAAGTCTTGTAGGTTTGCTAGAAATTTTGACCACCTCCATTCCATATTTTATTTAAATCTGTATTCAATATTTTTATTAATTTCATAATTTCCCCATCATATTATTAATTAAACACTGTAAACTTGCATCCATGTACTTGTTCCGAATACACCCATTCCAGAACCGAATCCAAAGCGAGTAGAATCTGTTATCTTTATTTCTTCCAATATTACTCCAGCAGCAATAACATCTTGCAAAAGATCCATTAACAAATTCCCTATAATATCGCCTATATAAGTTGTTGTAGTTAAATATATTCTCGCAGGAAAAGATTCTATTAATTCAACATCACTTGTTCCTGTCAATAATTTCCAAGTTGTCAATATGCGTTCTATATCGCCTTCACTATTGTTTATTCCAATTCTTATTTTAAGTAATACTCGGTATATTTCATCGCTTGTGCCGAGCCTTGATTGGCCTATTATTTCACCAAGATTATCAAGTTGAGTGCCTTCACTTCTATCTATATTTAATCTAAAAAGCAATTCTCTTACTTTATTTTCTAATTCTTGGATATCTTCAGTACAAAATACAGATATTAATTCTTTTAAATTGGACATTTTATTCTTTTTGATACTCTTGAAGAAGATTTAATTTAGCTTTGGCATCGTGATCAAATATTTTACCGTCAAAATATACAGTACCACTTATCTCATCGCTTACAACACTTTCGCCCTCTTCGTTAATGGCATATATTATATAATAATATGTTCCTTTATCAAGTTCTTGATGAGAATATGTTGAATCGATTATGTTTCCTATTTTTGTTCCGGATTCTTTCGTTACGCCAGTATTTATTGAATAATATATATCATAATAATTTGCATTCTCCATTAAATCCCACGATAGCGTTATTTCGCTATCTCCACTTTCACTTTCAACAATCATGAATCTTGTAGGCGTACTTGGCAATGTTATTTGTTCGCCTATTATTACTTTTAAATAATTATTGTCACTTTCATCCCGATATGCTAATGCTATTTTACCTTCAGAATTAGAATCAGTTCCTAATCCATATTTACCGCCACCTCCAATGTCATTGCTGGAAAATATTTCAGTATCGCCAGGAATTATTGTTAACGTATCAAAATCAACTTCGCATAATACTGTTTTGCCTTTTCCTGAATCAGTTGCATCTTCAAAAGCTATTAAGACATGAGTATCATCTATTCTGCTACAATTCGGATTCCACGATACATTATCCGGATTGAATACTAATCGTGTACCAACAGTAGGCTTATTATTTGTTATTGATATTGCATACGCTCTTCCACCCCCAGGAGAATCTGGACTATGGCCTGTGATTATTATTTTATTATCGGCTAATCTGCAACAATGCAAATGTCTTAATTCATCAGTTCCATCTATGGAAGTTACATCTGTGTCACCTCCAGCGGTGGTTGTAAATCCATGACATTTTGTATCATCAGCAGGATCTTTATCCCACAATAAAAACCCTTTATTATTTGCTGCTGTGCAAGCTCTAATTTCATCAGCATAGTGATTGCCTATTATTGCAGAATCAGAACTCCAAGACCATGAACTGCCATTGTATGTACCGTATTTGCAATATAATACACTAGCTATATCGAATCTTCTTCCCCACAATGAAATTTTATCTTCTCCTTCATTGCATACGGCAGATAACATTGTTTGTTGAAGATTTAGCGTGGCTATTTGTCCATTATCAGTTATCGAGCTTCCGGTCCACGTTAACGATCTTAATCTTGTTGTATAAAATCCAGAATCTTCAGAATACGCTAAAACCCACATATTATCGCGTACTTTAGCGAGTTGAATTTGATGATATTGATAGAATGAATCAGAAAATAAAGATTGAGAATGCAAGTGAGATCCATCACTATCATAAACACTTGCATATGCTGTTGTTAACGATTCATTAATCCAGCAAACAACAAAAACAGAATCAGTTATCCATAAAACTTCTACATTTGTAACTGCCTCAGAAGATCCAGTGTATGGACTATTCCATGATATATCTGGCATTTATATTATCCTATACAGGTGTTATAGTTATATTTGTTGTACTCCAGCTAGAGAATTCTGGATTAGTAGATGTTCCATCTGAAATATCTATATTATCATCTAAGGTAGGTGCAGGAGAAGTTCCTATTTTAATAGTAAAATCAGTTATTCCTGGAATTTGAGCTATTTGAGCTATTAATTGTGGATATACAATAACATCTTCACCAACACCTAGATCATTCCCCCATTCAGCTAGTGCTTCTTTGAGCTGTGCATCGCCATCAGTTGGATATTGAGAATTTGTTGTAAAATCTTCAAGAATAAGATATATTGGAATTTCAATTGGTCTCGCAAAATTAATAGTATGCAACACCCCAACGCTATCTTCAATTTCTTTTGTTACTTTATTATAGTTTCTATCTATTACAATAGCAGTTGCGCCAACTAGTGAACTAATATCGCCAGTTAATACTTCCATTATAATCGAAGAATAATCGCCATCATATTCTACGGAAAAACCATCTGTCATATTCCCTGTTACAACTGTTCCGCTTAGATTACTTAAGGCATTTAATGCATTTTGAACGTCTGTATTTGAGGCATTATATGCTAATCCGGATGTAGTTTGTCCAACATAAGTCAATGTCCAAGTTCCACTAGATGGAGTTCCTAAAAAAGAAATGTCATGAACATCATTCCCGAATGAAGATTGAATTCCTGCTGGCTTAGAATCAAATATCATTTGAGCTATTTCATCATCCCTATCGTCAACATCGCCAACTTGTCTTACGACAACCATAAAGCTGTGTGCCGGAAGATTTCTTGAATCTATTGAATCTCCTGAATTTTCATAAGCATTAATATTTTGAAGTTGCGCTAATTCTGAATATTGATCATCATTCAGAGTCCATACTTTATTCATTATAGCTTCAAGTGTCCCTGCCATAGAAGTTGTGAATCGTGTCCTTCTTCTTATCCTAAATTCTGCATCGGTCTCTCTATCTCTCCCCAATACTGCATCTGTAACATTTATCGTACTATCCACACCGACAATTGGGCTTAATATATTCGTAACTGTTCTAGCATTAGCCGAAGTAGGGCCAGTTTCAGTACAGGTCATATCAACAACACCTTGGTTAACGCCAGGGATTGTTTCAGATATTGTTATTGTAACAGCAACACTGGAAGTTTTTAATGTATTATCTTCTTCAACAAGCAGGGGCTGTTCTTGATCCCCATCAATTCCCGTAAAAGTAATCGTGAAACCAACAGTAAAATTACCTGAAACCGTTACATCGGTCAAATATGTTAAAGCACGTAAAGCAGTTTGAAAATCCGCTGCTGTGTCGTCATAATTTATAGAAACAGTCTCATCGCCTTCATACGAGACAGAAAAATATCCTTCATCTGGAACAGTATCAAAAGTTATTGTTTGGACTTCATCCGTGCCAGTTCCGAGTGTTAAATCTTCGTCAGTCTCAAATACTGTAGATGTATCACCGTCAACTGATATTTGTGTTCCTGCAGATATAACAGTTGTTGGTGTTCCGAGAAATCTTTGATTTAATATTTTTGATGCAGAGGCTTCTATATATTCAAGATTGTTTATATCGCCAATATTTTCTAAACTTACTCCGCTTGCTGTGTTTGGATATCCAGCATTATATATTTGCTCAAATAATTCCCATAAATAATTTTCTCTATCAGCACGTAAATCTCTTAATTGTCCAAGTATTGACTCCGAACTTGTATTTATTTGATCTCCGAATTTTGTTTTTAGAGAAGATTCGATATCTTGGCGGATTTCTGTAAGTGTTTTACGGGAAAACCCTGTACTAGTCACCCCATATTCTATTGTCATGTGTTCTTCTCCTATATTAATCCTGCTGTAGAGAAACTATAATCTACTATACCATTCGTACTTATGCATCTGAAATCAACAGAGAGTATTCTTGTTTGCGAATCAAGATCAAAATCTATATTTGTTATTTCAAGTATCCCAGGTGTATTAAGTATTGTATTTACGAAAGCAGCTCTTATTTTTATCGGATCAGGATTTTTCCTGAGTATACTCTGAAAATAAGGCATACCTGAATTTATGTCGAATTTATTTTCTCCTAAAAATATTTGTAATCTTTGTTTTAAATTTTGTTTTATTGCATCAATACCAGTAACAAATGCTAAATCTCTATTCTCGAGATATAAATCCCATGTAGTTTCATCTAATGCTAAATCAACCAAAGTATTCATATTATATAAAAGTAAGTATTTTAGTTTGTAATGATGTTAACGTTGCCAATGTAGCAGCATCTAATGGTTGCTGAGTCCCGGGGGGCGGCAATGCCGTGGTAACTGTTGCCGATAATAACGCAGTTATTAAGTCTTTTACTATTGCGAATAAATCACCAGTATTATTCTCAATTTTCATCTTTCCATTAGGTTCAACTGTTATTTTAGTATTATTATTTTCAATCTTTATGCCATTATTAGGATATAATGTAATTTCTGCTGTATTATTTTTAATAACCATATCAGTAGAATTTACATTTTGTATTGTCTTATTTTTAGGCAGAACACCTGGTTCAAACCATGCGTCGCTCAAATCGTGATGCCGCACACTATTATGTTCTAGCGGAAAGCATTCCTGATCCCTTCTCCACTCATTAGTTAAATAATTTTCTAATGACCTGGTTGAAACATGAGCTATTCCTAAATCGCCTTTTTTAAGAGGAAGATGTATAAAGCAATTAGCGTTGTCTGATGCGGGCCAACGTACCGGAACGTCTGGTATTGGTGCGACATCCATACTAAACAGTTCCGGATAACCACCATTCTCTTCCTCTCTGATTTGGATTCCTCGTGTTCCCATTTTATAATATTGATTTTTAGTCAATGGTATTATCGTTGCTCTCTGCGTTGAACTATCGTAGCTTTTAATCTTAGCAGGAAATGAAACATTAACTTCTAATATTTTAGACAATATCATTTCATTTATTGCCGTAATTAAACTTTTTTCTTTTTTATTAGATTGTTCCATTTATTGATTTTCTTCTTGGAAATTTTTTATAGAATCTTCTAATGTAAATGGAGTCCTTTTATTTATCCATTCTACAGGATCTAAGTCTGGTACATTTGGTATTTTCCATTCAACGGCAGTTTCAGGAGGTCGTTTGTATGGTTTACCTTTGCATCTACATTCCCATGTATTCCCATGAGTATCGCCAACATAAACTATTTCATCTATTAAAAAATATCCCTTGACTTCTTTGCTATAAATATAGACAACTTTATCTATATCCATATCTGATATAAGCAACGAAGTAAATGAGATACCGTCTTTTTCTCGTTCTGGACTTCCAATTAACCCAGAATATGTGCTTAAAAACAATATTTCATCATATACTGCTTTACCAAGTGCTTCAAGTATTAATTTATTATTGTTTATATTCCATGTTAATCCAAATTTTTGGGATAATTTATCGAGTACGTCTGAAGATTTTCCAGATAATATTGAACCAAGTTTTTGCTTTAAATCATCCAAACTATCTATTTTATTCAGTGCATCTAATGTATCTATACCGATATCTTTCAGTGTATTGATCGTATCAGTTATCATAGACTTCATGCTAACATTTTGCTCATAGCTCTTATTTATAATAGCTGTCATTGCAGCAAATTGACCGTCTCCAGTATCTAATTCGCATATATAATCACCATTAGAAAATTTTCTAGATACATTAGTTATATCAGCATAGTGAATTAAATCACTTTGCCTAAAATCCTTACTTATACCACGATAACCAACAAATAATTTAACTTGGCATATTGTATTGTCATCTTCCAAAACTTTCCATTGGCTTTCTTTAAGATTATATATTTCTATTTTACCTTTATTTGGGACATTACCCTCAACAGTCTTTTTTATGTTAAACTTAACCCTTAAATCACTTACGTGAACATTATTCTTCGGACCTTTTGCTGAATAATGATATTTCTTTTTTTGAGCTTCTTTTAAATCATTACCCAAATTAAGTAAATTAGCTTCTATAGTTGGCAAAATATTTTGCTTACTTATAATATTATCATATATTAAAGACGGATTATAAACAGGCCCAAATAACACATCTGCTCTTCTTCCCCAATAAAGATTACCCATTTAAATACTCCAAATAATCTTCATCATCGGATGTGACGTAAACTAGCATATGATCATCGCTAACTGTATTTCTTCCTGCTTCAGTATTTTCATTTACAGCATTACAAAAAAATAAATAACCAGGCGGAACTTCAGGATTAACAAATCTTCTTATTAAATCTGCCCCTATTAATAACGGTAATCCTGTCAAAATAGGTTCTTGTTTGTAATTTGCGATTGATAATACCCATTTATCCATTCTTGAGTTATATTGAATAGTGAAATAATATCTACTTCCTTCAAGAACTGTATTATATTTATAATTATATTTATCTTTATTAAAATACAGTATGTACTTCATGATATTGTTTTACCAAATAATTTTGCGAATAACTGCAATATTCTATACCCAATATCTCTCGGATCACTCGATACGGCTATTTTGTCTTGGCTACCTTCATTACTTTGAGGTTGAGATAGTGCTTCTGGAGGGTTATATTCTGCTAAATTTTCAATCCATTCACTTTGAGCAAGTAATACTTCTCTGAATCTTGCTGTAAACTTAAATGCCCTTATTGTATTCTGGTCTCTGGGGACCGTAAGAGATTCCATAACCATATTCTTATATTCCGTAATATCAGTTGTAATATTTACCGGAATCTTTTGATAATAAAGAATATTTAAAAGATAAAAAGCATTCTTAGAAGGAGAATCTTTAACAAATGTTCTTGTTTGAGATACTTGAGACGAATATATTCTCTCTTGTTCTACAAAAGGAGCTTTAAATCTATCGAGTGTACTTTTATTTAAAAAATCTATAGGATCATCACTTATTATGCCAGTTACTTCATATATTACACCTTTATTTATTATATGATCACTAATAACTGCACCATTTTCAACTGGAAATTCCGTAGCGGTAGCGTTGAGTGTATGTGTTTCACTACTTGCAACCTCTATCACAAGATATGGCCCATTAGGAGCATCTGATCTTTGTAATACTATCCTTTTGTTGCCTGGTAATATATCAAATAAATTTGCCATAACTAATATTTTGTATCATAAAATTCAATTATTTCTGTTATTGATCTTCCTACTTCACCTGCAATAATTGACGCATCTTCCTTGGAAGCATTGCTTAAATCTTGGTTTATCGTTATTGATACCCCCGATAATGCTTTCTCTGCTCTTTGACCCATTGTATACTTGCCGCCAAAAAATTGTTTATCTAAAAATGTATTAGCAGTATTAATTGGACTAGTTATAGCTCCACCTATATGCGGTAGTTCTCTCATCCACGCAGGAACAGTTTCTTTAAGTTCAGAGCCAACTTTACCCCACAATCTTTTATTCACGCCCTGGGTCATGCTTGCAATCGGACCTAACACAGGTATTTTTTTAAACCAAGCATCAACTTTATTTATGCCTTTTGGTTTTTCATCATATTCAGTAGAAGCTAACCCATATTGATTCATATAATCTTCATATGTCATTTCACCTCTTCTAACTTTATCAAACATCCCTATTTTATATTTTTTCTCTGCTAATTCAAGAATGCCTTTGCCTTTTTGATATTGTCTATAATCACCAGTCAATAATCCGGCCATTATTGTGCTTATACCAATAAGAAGATCCTTAAGATATATTAGTTCAGTTTTTAAATCTTCAAAATTAGATTTTAACTTGCCGCCTAAAAATTTTTCATCAAACCATCCAGCAAGAGTTTTACCTTTCCATCCGGTAAGATATCTGTATAAACTATCTATTATGATTAAAAGACCTATAATGGAAGCTCCAATTATTGTAGGCCATAAAGTTAATCCAGATTGGGCTATCCATATGGATTTAGCAAGACCCCACATTCCTTTTGTTATATATCCTAATGCAGTAGCAAATCCAAGACCTATTATTGCAGACATTGTAATAAGCATTAATTTAAGCGCATTTTCTACTCCGCCAACGATATCGGAAAATAGATAAAATGATCTAACAACTTCAAGCATTATGCCTACTATATCAGCAAGATATTTAATTAATTTCTTGAGAACATTACCAATTCTCTGTTGTATTATCTTCTGATTAACTTTTAACCATTCTAATGCTGTTCGTGCAATCTGCTTCATTACTGGTAAGGTTTCTTCACCTGTAAACATTACGATTTCTTTTACGTAATCTTTTATGTTTATAAAAATACCAAGTAATGTTTTAGATTGCTCAAACATTAGGTTGTTAAATTTACCGCCAGCAGAAGTCATTCTTTTAAATGCTTCCTGAAACATCTCAAAAGATATTTTACGAGTACGAACTAAATGCTGAATTACTTCACGACCCTTTCCGGTCATATCACTTAATGTTTTAACCAACGGCACACCAGCACGTCTTAAATTCTGTAATTCGTATCCGGTTAAATATCCTGCTGCCTGTACTTTACCAAAACTTAATGCTATTTGTTCAAGAGGAACACTGAGACCTGAAGCTACATCTCCTACCATTTTTAACTGCGGAAGTAAATCCTTAGCAGAAGATCCCATTCCCATAAGGATTCTGGCAGTACCAAGAACTCCAAATATTTCAAATGGAGTACGTCTTGCAAATTTAAACAATCCGTCAAGAGTTTCTTTTGCTAAATCTGCGCTTCCAAGCATCGTAGTAAATGCTATTTTAATTTGCTCTAATTTAGCAGCTTCTTTGACAAATTTCCCAACAACAAAACCGCCGCCTGCTACAACAGCACTTAAGGCTATCATGCTCTTTTTAGCGATATTTATTCCATGATGAAAATCTCGCAGACCTCTATTATCTACTAAAAATGCTAATCTAGCAAAAAGTGATCTTATCTGAAGGCTTCTCATTATTTACGTTTCTCTTGTTTTTTCCTGTAATATTCTTCTGCTTCAGCTTGTAAATCTAATGCTTCATGTGCATCGGCTAAAGTATTTATCGTCCAGTATCTATCTATTTCTTCATATGTTGCTATCTTCGCTAATACTGGACGCCAAATATAAGTATCAATATTGATTATTTTAGGCTTGAATCCTTGGCTAGATCCCTTAGTCCCTCTATTACGCCTTTTCCGTCGAAAAAATCAGCATACTGCACCTCTAGTGAAGCGAAAACAACTTTAAATAAATGTTTGATTTTTCCAGTAAAGATGATATCAAAAGACTTTAAAACATCACCTTTGCCTTCATGAGTGACTTGACTAAGAAGGGTATTAATCATAGATTGGACATTATCATTATCTAATCTCTCGCATAGTAACCTAGCCGCATCTCCCATATTTACATCTCTCTCTCCAACCTCCTCATCACCACCACACATTGAACCTATTGCTGGACCAATTAACTTTGTTATTTCAGTTAATAATGCCAGCGATTTCCGAGGGGAAAGATATGTAAAAACATAAGTTTCCCCGTCTATTGTTTTTCTAACTACATCAACTTGACTCCCCATCATAATCTCCTTGACTTAATTAATTGTTATTTATTATTCTTCATAATTTTGCGAAGCTACATCGCTTGTAGATCCGCCAACCCAACCAACTGCTGGTCCTACGGATAATTTGCCTTTTATCATCCATTCTCTTGTTCCAGACTCTTTAGCGAACCCTAAATCAGCCATCTTTACAACGGTAGCAAGAGCCATGCTGCCAACGCTCGTTCCGTTATTATCTCTGACATCGCAAGGGAAATTTAATCCGGATAGATACCATGCGCTAAGGATATCATTATCGGCAGAAGTTTGTGGAAGAGTGATTGTTATTGTTCCCAATCTATTAGAATTTTTAGTTCTTGTAGCTTCGCCTTGGGTGCCTGATGTAAATGTCCAAGCATCCTCATCGAAAACTACGGTAACTTCATCCCAGTTATCTAATTTTGTTATCCCAAGAGTAATAGAAACTTGGGTTGGATCATAAGTTTTACTCATTGTATACTTTCTCCTTCTTATGCTGCGCTAATCTTGCCAGTTATTCCAACTTTATGAATTGCCCCTGCATATGTAGCGGAGAATGTAATGCCGTTAAGATATCGTATACTCTTTTCTCCGGCAGGAATATTTGCTAATTTTGGTAATGTTATTACAATGGAACCTTCTTGGAGTAAGCCAACATCGACCCCTCTATTTAGCCAATATGCTACAATTGCACCTACTTGGGCTATCCCAGGAGTCGTAAATGGAACTTTATCGGAATTGTATAATAACCTAAAAATATCCGTTGACATATTTACTTGAAGCCAATCAGTCCCTCTCATTATATCTATGTATTCACCAGAAGCTACAACGCCTTCAGAAGTTATCATATTGAGCCCTGCTACAGTCTCATACACATTACAGTTCTTAGCTATTGCATAACCTTTTTCTGAAGCAGTTAATGTATCAGGCGTAATTCCAGTTATTGTCTTAAACTTCCATGTAATTGAGCCAGGATCTTTGGGAGCTTGTCCACCAATTAATCCGGCAATTGGATAGTTATCTTCATCTTCACTATAAAGCAAGAATGTCCTGTCGTATGCTGCATCTTGCAAGTCGGAAGCTGTATCGTCTGTTGCAGAAGTAATTATTGCAGCTTCATCAGTACTAACACCCATTAATTTTAAATCAGCTTCAACTAAAGCTGCTAATGCTTGTATATCAGCGCTATCTCCGACACCATTCAACATTGGAACTAAAAAATAAAAATCATTATCTTCTGCCGTGGTTGCTGCATATGCTTCAGCCCAAGTCTGTGTTGCTTGACCATTCTGTAATGTCTCTATTGTTACACTCGTAACTCCCGTTAAGCTACTTACATCTACAGATTCTATTTCCGTAAAACCTGTACTTGCATCTGCTCCATCCCACTCAATTGTTATTCCCGAAGCTCCAGCATCCATTGTTCCTGTTACAGTTACACTCGTTATACCAGTTAATGCTTCGATTGCTGTTTCTATTGCACTGGTTGCCGCATCATAAGCTATTGCCCCAGTCGTAAGACCGTTCCATGTTATAGTCCATGTTCCAGCAGTTGCATTAGCATTTGCAGTAATTTTCTGTTGCTCGTTCGTGTCAACGCCTTTTCTCGCAATTTTAAATTGTTCAGGGCTTAATTCTTGACTCATATGTTTTAACGCAGCAATATACAACGCATCAGTAGTTAAAAATCCATCAGTTAACATATCTGCTGGATCAGTATATGTTTTTACCGTATCTGGGATACAGGTATAAGGTCCGAGAAACAGCGTTGTTCCAAAGCCTGCTTGCGTAACCTTGGCTGTCTCTTTGGTTATATTTAAAACAACGAAATCTTCTATTTGAGACATATTATATCCTCCGCTTAAGCATTAATATCTATTATATTACCGTTAAGATTAACAGAATTTATCTCACCAATATTGTAATCTATTTCTTCGCCGTAAGAAAGCATTATATTAGCATTAATACGAAATTCATATTTAGTTTCTATTAATTCGCTAATATCCCACGGCCCTTCATATCCCCAACACGCAAACCCAACATTCTTTAAATTTAAAGAATATGTCTCAACATCTAACGAGTTAAGTAATCGTTCCATATGCACCATGTAATTATTATCTGAAACAAGAGTAACAGACAATGTTATTGCTTTTCGCCATGTATATGTGAAAATATCAGTTTCTTTATATTTTAATTCAGGACCATCTACTTGAATTGGTCCGGTAAGAAAATTAAGAATTAAATATGGCTTCGCTGGCCTATCTTCACTTGGCCTATCCCATATTATATTTATATCATCCGGAAGAACAGCTCTGGCCCAATCGTATATGCCGTCTTCTAACGTTTCGTTTAATCTTATCATATCTAATCTTCGTCAATTAAGTACCCGTATGCTTTATAATGTGGTATTAAATGACCATGCCAATTCTTTAATTGTAACACCCTATATTGCTTACTCACATTTGCAACATCTTTGGTTATACTTTGATTTGAATCTACCGTAATTGTCATAGCATCTCCGATAACATCAGATTCTATCGTATAAGTACCGTCCAAATTATCTGTTACGGAAATTAATAACGATGAAGATCCTGCATCTATTAATGTTACTAATCCAGACACTATAGATAACGCTGTAGCTCCTATTATAGAAGTATGTGTGAAAGTCGTTCCATTTATTGTGCATGTATAGTCAGTTTCATCTACGACATTATCTATAGTGCAAGTATTAACTTGCGCTACGTTCTCTTTAACCCTCTTCAATATGTCATCGACTCTAATTTCAGTCTCAGAATACCACTTTAATGTATCTGAATTTCTATTAGCTTCGGGAAGTAATAAAAGTTCGTCACCGCTTATTGGCTGAACATTTGCATAAACAGGGGAAATTATAGTAGGAGTAGCGGCAACAAAACGACCTTTGATATAATTACCAATGCCAGGTCTTTTTATTAAAATCTCTTCTTGCCGAAGGAGTGACATTATTTCTTATTTTTACCTGTTATTCTTCTTGTGGTTATACTTTTCTTTAATTCGCCAGTATCAATTAGTGGATGGTCAGAATGTTTTTTGGCAATAGTTATATCGGCATTTGGCTTTCTACTTTTCCAATAGTCGCTATCAATTAACTTAACTATTTCTTTTTCTAGGAATTTACCAGTTTCCTCAAGAGCTTCAATGGCCTTTTTAGATCCCATAAAATGTTTACTCATTGAACTTAAAACCATATCTTCGAGCTTCTTTTTATTTGTGTCAAAAGTTAACCCGATATATGATCGTTGAGGAACTTTCCTGGCACCGAGTTCATTTTTAGCACCTCTATCAACAACGTCTGCTGGTGTATTTTCGAATAACCCAACGTCTACAGCAATAAAACTACTTCTCGTTACGGGTTCTATATAGTCTATTAACTTATTCCAGCCAGCATTGTTCTCTTCGATTATTATCCCACCATGCCTACTAGATATTTTATTCGGGAGTTTATTTAATTTGCCACTGCCAGAACCAGTGTAACTCTTAATAAGAGAAGAACTTGTTAATTCAAAAGAACTAGCACTTATTGGTTTCTTGCTAAATTTAAGAAAATCTCTTGCCATTTATACTCCTGGGGGAACAACCCTAAACCCAAAATGAATTCTATTTCTTATTTCAAGAAATGTTATCCCATATTGAGTTCTGGCGTAAGGCATATCTTTAACACTCCACCTAACATTATTACTGTATTCAAGCATCTCATCGCCAGTTTTCTCTTTTACAACTTGTCCTCCGCCGCCACCGCTTATTCCTTGAGAAATCAATGTAAGCCTGTGAGCTACCAAATATCTTGCTGCCTGTTCTAATTTACTTCCGAATACCGAAGCACTAAGATCACTTGTAACATCTGCAATAATCAAATTCCATAAATCATCACTAAGAGTTGATAATTCAGGAGCAATTAGAAGTACATTGGCTTTTGTAGTAGCAGACATTTAATTATTCTTTCTTCTTCAATGCTTCTTCGACTTCTCTAATTTCTTCGACTTTTTTATCTAAAGCCTTAATAACAGTCTTTCTTACAGTATCTCTTTTCTCTTCTACGCTTCTTAAATGCTCTAACTCACTTATTTCCATAGTATTATCTATAAGCGAAATCATTTCATGAACATTAAGCGTATTGTAGTCAATGTCACTTTCATTTGTCCCAACATCAACTGAAATTACTTCTTCTTTATCATCCTTGTCAACTTTAATATCAATAGACTCTTTTGGCTTGAACACAGTCAATACTGTCTCATAATATTCCATGTCTTTATTTGCAGCGTTAACAATTGCAACCCAAATCTTTTCAGGAATGTGATTCTTCCCTGGAATGAATCGAAAATATTTCTGAAGATTTGTTTTTTCTTCAATGTAAGGCAAAGATAATGTGTTCGGTTTATTATAAAAAATAATCATTTCTTGATTCCCCATCAATTAAGATTAGGGGAGGCATATTTCAGCCTCCCTACGTAAAATTAAATACCAGTTAAAAATAAACAAGCCATAGGATAGCGAACAACAACTCCGCCATTCCGTGCTTCTACATTAATAACATATTCGAGATTTCTTTTCTCGACAGGCTCAACTTCCATTTCCATAGGAATACGATTCTCGATTACTTCGGGATCTCTTTCGTAAAATACGGCCCCGTCAGCAGTTCCGCCAACAAACGCATTGTCTAATTCAGTTGATAACCACCCAACAGTTTTTAAACCATATGCATTCCCAGGTTTTGTGATCTCTTCAAGAATAGTAGTTTCAGAAAGACTATTGATTTTAGTCCTTGCAAGAATATTATATTGATCCATCGGAACCAACATAGTATCAGCTTCATGCAAACCCTTGGAAGTGGTCCTAATTGCTCCAGTAGCATTACTTATATCAAGTAAAATCTCAGCAGCAGTCTTTAGAGCCCAGGTGTCTCCACCTACGCCAGTCCCTACAGCTTGCGTCGGGATGTTGGCATTATTTAAGAACCCTACAATACCGTATGTAGAATCACCTGTCCATGCAAGATTATTTTCTAATTCACGGATTGCCCTACGTGCAGCATTAGCCTTGATCGTCTCAAGAGGCACATTAGCCATAGCAGCAGCGCGAATCTCTTGTTTTGAATAACCAAAAGAAGCCCCGATACTCTTAACTCTTTGTGTGTACTCACGCGTTACGGCATCTGCTCGCGGCAAATCATCTGCGTAATTAGCGATTATCTTTGCCATACCTACCATTGTGATCATACGGTAAGTAATACTCTCTGCGCCAGGGTTATCCCTGTTGCTTACTGGAATATATTCACGATACTTTAATTCTCGTTGTTTATATTCATATAACTTAGACTCTATTTCCTCAAGTTGTCTTGAAAGAAAAAGTGTCTCATTTGCATCAAAATGATGTTTAACTGCATCTAAGCGAATCATTTATCAAACCTCCTCTATATTCAAATTATGGTAAGTTAATCTCAACAATTGCAATTCCACTTGCTGCGGC